TCATGTCTCCGGCGGTACCGCCAGCTGGAAGCTCTTCCACGTATGTTCCGCCGCTTCTATGATCTCCCAGGTGTAGCCAGCTCGCTCACATTCTCTCCAGGTCAGGTAGCGAAAATAGAACTCTGCCTCCAGATGACAGGGCAGAATGTCCAAAATGATCCTCTGAATCTGGTCAAACTCCGCCGGGACACCTGCCACCTCTGGAAAAATAACCCGCAGCTTCCCGCCGCCCATCTCCACTGCCCGAGCCCGGATGCCGCAGCCGCCCAAGGTACGGTTGATCGCGGCGGGCGTCAGGCTATCTCCATCAATCTGCAACAGCGCTGCAATCGCTGCCCGGCGCTCCTCAGGCGTGAAGGCAGCGGGACGGCGGGCAAACAGTGCCTCCCGGCGGCTCAGCCCCTCGTCCTCCGCCGTGGCAGTCAATGCCTCCCGCTCCGTAAGGTCCAGCTGTTCACTGACGCCGTCAAAGCCCTTGCCCAGCGCATAAAGCTCTGCGCCGTTGATGGTGCCTGGCCGCAAATCATAGACCCGCAGCGGCGCCAGCAACGCCTTCAAATAGTCCTCATACATGGCTCACGCCTCCATCTCCGTCACGGTCAGCGCGCCCAGCACCGGCAGCACCGTGTCGTCTGCCGCCACATCCGCCGCAGGCGCTGTAAAACGATAGTTCTCCACGCCCTCCAGGGCGTACAGGCGGCTGCCCAGCTCTGCGAGGCGCACGGCCTTTCCCAACAGACGTCCAGTAAAAAACGTAGTCAATGTCTTCTCCGCCGCCGCCTTCACTGCTTCAAAATCCGCTCCCTCTGCTGGTGCCACTGTAACAGTGACATCAACCTCCCGAACTGTCGGAGTCTTCACCTGCACATCCACGGCAATCTCTCTTTTTTCCTGTAGCTCCGCCTGCAAGCCCTCCAGCACTTCTGCCGCCGGAAGGCCTCGTTCTTCCGCCACATATACATCCACGGTGCCAATGCCCCTGGCGCGCCCAACCGCCTGGGCGGCCACCACCCCCTCATATCCTATGGCGGTCTGCTCGTACCACGCGGCGTTGGCGCCGTTGGGGAGCCGCTGATAGCTCTCCAGAATCCGGCGGCGCAAGGCCTCGTCATCCTCCATATCACTGCCGCCGGAAAAAGCCTTGGGATTCGTACAGGCGGTAATGGCCACCGGGCACGCTGTCATGATGCAGATCGCCCCTGGAGCCGCGTTCCCCGCAGTGCCGCCCTCCAACGCCTCTGCCGGGATTTCCACAGACAGGGTTTCCGCCGCCAGCACCCCTGCCTGGGTCGTTTGGAACCGGGTTCCTGCTTCCGTCATGCAGACCGTTCCCTCCGACACTGTGATGTCTGCTGCCGGCGGTAGTTTTACAGAAAACCGCAGGGTTCCCACCGCTTTTGCCGCCGGCAGGCGCACAAGCCCCCGCATAGCTGCGTGGCGGTCCAGGTAGATGCCCTGCGCCGTCTGTGGAAAGCTCTGGTCCAGCACCCAGTCCGCCTGGATGCCAAGTGCCTGAATCTGTGCTGCAGCCGCCCAAAACCGCACCGCCAGATCGCAGCCCTCCTCCGGCGTAAAGCCGGCCCGCTGTGCAAACGCTGCCAGCAGTTCCTGATAAAGTTCCTCTGTACTCCTCACATGCTCTCCTCCCATCACTTCAACTCCAGCAAGACGGAGAGCGCTGTTTCCCGATAGCGAAGCTCCACGGTCAAAATTCCCGCACCGCTGTTTTCAATCAGAGCAACATCCGTCACAGCGAGTCCCTGTTCCTCGGCCAGCGCCTCCGCCACATACTGTCTGGCGGCCGGCAGCCGGGCGGCGGCGGGAAGCCGCCCCAGTTGCCAGAGCTGGCTTCCCAGCGTTCCCCAGAAGGGAAACGCCCCCCGCCGGGCGCTTAGGCGGAACAATACCCTCTGCAGCAAGGCCTCGTCTCCCTCCACCCTGCAAAGCCTCGCTGCGCCGTCAAGCACATAGTCGCCGTTTTGCAGCTTCAGCTCCATTCCTTATGCCTCCATCCCACATTGACAGGGCGTGTACGGAATACCGTTGATCATCAGCCGCCCTCGAATGTCCACCACACCATTTTCCCGCAGGTAGACAGAGCTGCCGCCGGGGCCATGGAGATAAATCTCTCCCGGCTGCATGTCCCTGGGCGCTTCGCTCTGCGCCGTCCCGGCCACACACTGTTCCTCGCCGCCAGGGCCGCCCTTGATCACCAGCACCTCCGCGCCATTTTCCGGCAGCCAAACATAGCCGCCTGGACCATAAACCGGCAGTTCCCGCACCTCGCCCCGGGTCAGCACGCCCACCCGATCCCCTGCAATAGTAGTCACGCCCATGTCTGCGTCCGCCGTGGGCGGCGCGCTCCGCATCTGTCTTGCCAGCCACATGCTAGATCCCCTCCTTTAGTGTTAGCGTTGCCGTGAATCCGTCCCGTTGAGAGCAGACGTTCTCCGCCTCCGCCACCCGGAACGTGCCCGAGAGTCCCAGACGGGACAGCGACAGCTCCACCCGATCCCCGGGATAGGCCAAAAAGCTTCCTGGCATCGTCACCGTGATCAGCCGCTGCTCCTCCCGGGACTTTTGAATCTGATATTCTCCGGTGTACCGCATGGCAGCCCAGGTGCTCTGTCCCGGCGTGTACACCACCCTGCGGCACTGTCCGCCCTTGGCAATCATGTCCGGATTTTTCACGGAGTAGGAGACGTTCCGCTTCTTGTCAATCACCAACGCCTCTGTCAAAACGCCGTAGTGGTCCTCCCGCCAGGAACAGTGAAGCACCGGGTCCGCATCCCCGATACAAAGCCGTCGGCCATTATCCCGCTCCGGAGCCGCTAACAGCGCGCCGTTTATCGCGAAGCGTGGGGCGAAGCCGCCGTAAGTCCGGCAAAAGCTCTCCAAGACCTTCCACTGGCTGGTCCCTGCTGCCACGGTGTACACAGAACGCGCCTGGACATCCGCTACCTCCCGAGCAACGACGCCGTAGGGCGTTACATGGCGCCGGACAATCTCCTCCAGCGTGGCGTCCTGGTAGGTCACTGGGCGGCTTTCATTGTCCAGCAGGCGTGCGGCAGCGCCTCGTCCGGTGATGGTGACGGTGGTGCCGCCACCGTCGAGGTCCACCGAAAAATCATCCACAATGCCCCGGGCCACCAGCTGTCCGTCCTCAAAGCCAATGAAGCCGGCAGCCAGGGGAAGAATGGGCGCCATCTCTTTGCTGTAAAGGCATGTGACCGTATAGCTGTCACAGGGCACCGTGCCCGTATGGACTACGCTCCAGCTCAGCAGCGGCGGCAGATCATAGGTCTGGTGGGTACTGGTGAAGATTCGTCCTGTCACGGAATCACCACCTTGTCCCCCGGATAGATCAGGTTGGGGTTTTTGATCTGCGGGTTGGCAGAGATCAGTGCCGTCAGGGACACTCCATGGCGTTTTGCAATTCCCCACAGAGTATCTCCCTTGTGAACGGTATCGCTGCTCCCTTCCGGCTGCCGCGCCGGAAGAGGGGGCACATCCGCGCTTTCCTTCACTGCGCTCAGCCCGTTTCCGTAGCCGGTCCAGTCCTCCCAGAACTCAAAGCTGTAGCTCACATAGTCCGGCAGCGGTTCCTCTTCCACGGTCAGGGACGCGAACCACGCTTGCTCTGTCGACCACACCGGGTGAACCAGCATGCCGGAGCCGCTGTCCTGAAAGACCTCCGCCAAGCGGCGGAACTCCTCGTAGGCCCCAGCCCCGGTAAAAACGCCATGCCCCCGGAGGACCCGGTAGCTTCCCCCCAGGTCCTGGACCACGCACCGGCCATAGGGCACTGGGTGGACCGCCAACCGTCTCCGGCGCTCCACTGTGTAGACCTCCGGGTTGTGAGGCCAGGTGTAGTCCTTATATCGCATCGGTGATAGCAGCAAAGCCTCTTCCCCCTTTAGTAAAGCGTAAATCCGCCGTCATACCGGCGGGCGTCCCGCTGGACGGCCCGGGACACGGCCCGCACGTTCGCCGCCATGCGAGTTGCGGTCTCAGGCTCCATCTCCCACACCGTGTTCACAGCTTCTGGAACAAGACCGCCCAAGGCCCATCCGCCGCTCTCCGGCTGGTGCCGAAGGGGCAGTGCGCGCCGTCCTTCCCCGCGCTCCGCCGCATGGAAGAGACTCCCCTTCTCCGAACGCAAGACCGTTTTCTCCGCATCGCCTGTCTGAATGATCGGCACTGGCTCCGCTTCTTTGATTGTACGCCCCTCCAAAAATCTTTCCCAGTCGGAGACCGCGCTTGTTTGGCCTCTTTTTATCAGGGTTTGGGACTGTAAGTCCGGCGCCACCTCGGCTTTCCGTTTCTCCCAGACCGCCTGTCCCCGCAGCAGCGCCGCCAGCGCCAACTGCTGACGTGCCAGCTCCTCCTGGATATAATCCAACCTCATCCCTCCCACAGCGCCTCAAACCGCGCCTCATCAAATACCGGGTTCTCCTCCGCCGGCCCCAGAGCTGTGCCGGAGGAAAGGCGGCGCAGCAACCCCTCCATCTCCCGTGTGGTCAGCGACTCCAGCACGGCCTCCCCATCCCTGAATACCGGCTCCCCCTGATAAAAGCAGCTCTCCGCCAGTACCCGGGCGTTGCATAAAAGAGAGCGCTCCATAGGGTCCTCCGCCGCGTCCCGGCTTGCCCGCCACAGATACAGCAGCCTGCCGGCGGTGGGCGGACGCAATTCGTCCCAAGGTCTCATGCCGCGGTCTCAATTCGTTTGGAGGCCACCACTGTCACCTTCTCGGCCACCATGGCGTTGAGCTGTCCCTCCTCCTGAATGTCGCTCCACTCGCAGCCGCTGTAAATTACCTTTCGGTCCGGCTTGCAGATCACCAAAGAGAAATCTGAGAGCTCATAAAAGTTGATACCGTCTGATATCGCGTCCTCCGTGGCGTACAACCGCGTCAGCTCCAAGACATACTTCCGCTGGCCTGCGATAGTGGCCACCGGCTCACTCTCGCCGAAAGCCTCTACATTCCTAGAGGACTTGCTTGCCCGGGTGGTGTAGCTCTGCACCACTGCCACCTTTTTCCCGTCCATCTCCAGGTAGATGTCCGCGCTGGTGGGAAATCCTGTCATATCTACATGCGCCTCCTCTGTGTCAAACGGTCATGTGAACCGTCAGATAAATCTGGTTGAGACCGTGGGCCACGGCGAAGCCAAACTCCACCAGACACACGGTAGGGTCCTCTTCCAGGGCGTTTACCGTCACTTCGCCATAGCTGTCGATGATCTCCGCCGCCACCTTTTTCTCCAGCTCCACAATCACCTGGGAGCGGATGGCGCTCCGGCCGCGGGCGGTATTCTTGGCTCTGGAAAACCGGCTGCGCAGTGCCGTCCGGATGGAGGGAATGATATCGTCCACAATCAAAATGGTGGTCAGTTCCCGCCAGGTGCTGTCCGCCGCGCCGCCGGTGGTGGTGCGGGTGGTAATCCCCCGGACCGGCGAGATCACACCGCCCACACTTTCCAGGGGCGTTACGCCGCCCCGAACCAGGAGATCAATGTCGTTGTCGGTATAATCCTCTGTCAGCCCCTCCAGCCCGGAGAGTTCCGCACCGTTGAGAGGGATCGCCGGGTCTGTCCCGCTGGCAATCGCTCCGGCCAGTGCTGCCGATGCAAATACCCCCGGCAGCGTGCCCTCGCCCCGGACCAGATCCGGTCCCACCAGCACCATGCGCTCGCTGTTGAGTTCCGCGGCCCGCTCCACCAGCTCTGACGCCTTGAGGCCACTACCGCCCACCACGGCAATTCGCTCCCGCCGCTGCTCCGACGCGGTCTCCACCGCCGTCCGCAGGGCCTGCTGCACGCTCAGCTCCCCGCTGTCACAGACCAGAATCTGCGCCTCTACCTTACCAAGGACCCCAAAGGCCCCCGCGTAGTCCGGCTCTTCGTCCGCCACCCGGACCGCCGCCACCGTGGAGGCGCCGTTCAAAAATAAAAGCCGCAAAATGGTACTCATGCCAGGATCTACATCCTCTCCAAAGGCAGCAACACCGGCGGTATACCCGGTGAGAGTCACCACCTCTCCCACCGTGCCGGAGGCGGCCTTTGCCGCCACGCCGATGATCTTACTGCCCCGGCCGGCGGTCACAACCGCCGAGGCATCGTAGCTGGAATACACCCCAGGCCGCTCGTGCCTGCTCTCACTCACGTTTCATAACCCCTTTCAAAATAAAGTCCAGAAATCCCTCGCCGTCCTCCCGGCTCTCCGCCGTGAATACCGCCTGACACCGCAAATTTCCCCGCCGCAAAAACATTCCCGTGGCTCTCTCCCAGGTCAGCGCCTCCCAGCGAAGCTCCCCGGGTCGAATGCCTGCCGGAAGGCTCCCCAGCAGCGCCTCCGTCGCCGTCTCGCTGCCTGCCTCACAGTCCCCGGCCCGCTCCGCTCGGATGTCCACGGTGATATTGCCCTCCAGCTGCTTGCCGTAGAGCTCCCGCACCGCACCAGTGGCGCTGTCCTGGACCTCCCCCAGATAGTTACAAAACCCTAAGGTCTTTCCCTCCGCAGCGCCCACCGTCACCGCCGCCACGGCTCCCTCATAGCGCTTGGCACTGTCCGGAAAGGCTTCAAGAGCCGTAACTCCTGCGCTCTTCAGCGCCTCAACCACCGCCTTGCATACCTGTGTCAGTTCTCTCATACTTTCTCCCTCGCCCGTTCCAGGTCCGCCCACCAGTAGACTGTGGTCTCACCGACGGCATAGGGTCGGCTGCTGCGCACCCGAAAATCTTCCCCGTTCCAGCGGAGAAGCTCTCCCGCATGCACCGCCTCCGGCCCCAGGTACAGCCACAATCGTCGGTCCAGCCCACCGAGGCTTACAACTGTGTCTACCGCTGTCTCACCTTGCTCCGGCAGCGGCTGGAAAAAGGCCCGCGCGGTAATTTCTCCGTCTTCCCGGAGAATGAGGACGCTCTGCCCGTACCGCTCCGCGATTCTCCGCATCCATCCCTCTCTCATCCCGGAATTCCTCGAAGGCAGACCTCTCCCGACTCCCCATAGGGGGCCATGATCCGCTCCGCCGCAAGGCGCAGCGCGGTGGAGAGAGCTGCGCTGTCCGCCACGGCCCCAGCCTTGATGGAAACCGCTCCCGCGGTGAAGGCGTCAATGCCGTCTCCTCTCCGGCTCAATCGATAGTCCGCCGCCGCGGTAAAGGCCGCGGCACAGCAGAGTGCGTCCTCCCATTCAACAGCCTCCGGGCGGAGGCGGCTCCGCCAAGCCGCCTCTGCCGAAAGGCACAGCGTTTTCAAAAGCTCTGTTGGCTCTTCACCGGTGATCTCCGCTGCCAGCCCCAGAATTCTCTCCTCCATTTCTTTTCCTACCGCCTCACTGGACTGTCAGCACTTTGGATGCGTCTGCAAACAGCTTGGCAAACCCAGAGATGGACGTAATCGCCGCCCGCTCCAGCTGGCGGTCGATCAGCTTGTCGTACTCCACCGTGATCTCGCTGCCACAGATCTGCTCCAGGGCGTACCCCCGGTCCAGGCCGATCATGGTGCCTGCGGGCAGAGCGCTGGTGCGCAGGAGCTGGGCCCCCAGCGGGGTGGAAAGCGTGCCGGTGCCCTGGAAATTCAGTCCCGTCAGAGGGTTCTGGAATTCGCTGAGCTTCAGCATGGCCAGCATCATATCGCCGCTGACCAGCATAGTGTTCATGGTATATGGGTCAAACTGGCTCCAAAAATCCAGCAGCGCCTCGTAGCTCAGGGTACCGGCGGTACCGGAGATGGGCTTGGTCCCTACCTGGAAGGCCTGCGCGGGGTTTTCGTTGCCGTCGCCCTGGCGCAGCACGCCGATGGCGTCCTCCAAGTGCATGCGGCCGATGTATGCGCCAATCTGCCGCAGCGTTACGGAGAACAGGTCCAGCCGCTGGAAGCGGATGGCCTCATAGGATGCCACCAACATCCGTCCCCGTTTGTGGAGCCGCACCAGATTTTCCTGGGTGCGCACAGTGGTCTGGGGAATCTCCGCCCCCTCCTCCACCCGCAGCAGCTTCTTGTCTGCCTCCGAGGGAACCGAGGCAATGGAGCGGTAGTCCATGCCGTCAAACCGGGTCACTGTGGCCGTGATACGGGGCAGGACGCTCTCCTCCTCCACCCCCTGGCGCACCACCCGGGCTACAAACTCCGGAAACAGCACGCTGGACTCACTGGTATGGAAGAATTTTTCCACCCGGTCAGAACCAGCGCCCTTCACTTTAATGTCAAATCGCTTGAGCTGCCGCTGAAAGGCGTCCAACCCCTCCAGGGATGTGCCCCGGTAGGGTTCGCTGGGGTCCAGCTCCTCCAGTGTCTGGGAAAACGTGTAGCCGCTGCGCCCGTACATCCCCTTTTCCAGTTTCACCGTTTCAAAATGATAAGCCATGTCTTTCCTCCCTTACAGTACAAATGTCACATATTTCCCGGCAGTATCCACTTCCACCGCCAAAGCCCGCACGCCGGACTCCTGCTCTCCGACCTCCGCCTTAACGCCGCCGCTGCCGTCAGCGGTCAGTGTCGTCCAGCCCAGAGCGGGAGCCGCGCCGCTGTAAGCTGCCGTCAGCATTCCGCCCAGCGCCACGGAGCATGCGGCACCGTCCCTTGCGGCGGAGATCACCACGCCGCAGAACGCCTCGCCGGCGGCGCAGGCACTGACGGCACCGCTGCCGCTGATTTTTGCCACCTGTCCCTCTGGAACGTCTCCGGAAAAGGTGGCGGCCCACTGGCCAATTCCCATGTAAGAACTCATCTCGTTTGTCCTCCCTCTATTTTTTTGTTGTCCCCGATCAGACAAGGAACGCTGTCTCATCGCCCGCCTGTGCTGCGGTTCTTTGCCGCAGCTGCGGCGGCGCGGGAAACCGTTTAGCCGCCCGAACCTCATAGCACCGCTTGAGCTCCAGAAGTTCCGGCTCCTCCAGGCGCTCTGCTACACTGGCAAAAACTGTCCCGTCCACTCCGTCATCCGCCAGCATGGCGAGCCGCGTCACCTCTTTGCGCAGCTCCTGGAGATATTTCCTTCCCAGCGCGGCCTGTTTTTGTAAAAGTGCCCCGCCGTCCATCTGCGTGAATCGTTTAAGTACCCCGGCCTCCCGCTGGGCCGGTACCGCCACAAAGGACCACTCATAGGCATCCGTTGGCTCCCTCAGCTCCGTAAAACAAAGCTGTTCCCCATAGGTCCGTCCTTTCTCGTGGGTGCAGGTACCAGCCTCCGCTCCGCAGATGGAGCAAACCCGTCTTGCCACACTGCACCCCACGCTGACCTCCTTTTTGATGCCGCCCTCAATCTCTGCAATGAGATCTGCGTTTTTCTCCGTCCGCAGCAGATACGCCCAGCCTTTTAGCCAGCAGTATGGGTCTCCGGCCACCGTCACCCGGGACGGCTCCCGCACCATCTCGGTACGATAAATACGGGCGGTTTGCCCACGGGCTGACCACTGGTGGTCAAAGATGCCGCTCTTCCCCACAAATAGTTCTCCCAGTGTCTCCAGGGCCTCTGCCGCAAACCGCTCCAGATCCCGGTCCACCTCGTTGTCGCACAGCCGCACGCTGAAGATGTACACCTGCTCCTCTGTCAGCACGGTTTTGGCAAAGCGGTTGACGGCTTCCAATTCTCTCTCCATATCATCGTTCCCTCCTCATGGTTCCGGCGGTGGAATCGCTCACCCCGGCGTTTTTTCCCTGTTCCACTTCTGCGGCTTCGTTTTCCAACCGCAGCTTCCTCGCCTGCTGGCGGTAGAGCTCCGCCCGGGCCTCTTCCACCTCGTCCTGGAGGTTGATCTCATCCCAGACCACCTCAAAGCCACAGGGAAAACCATGCATCCGCAGCCACAGACGGCAGATGCGCTCCAGAACCGGTGTCAGCGTCCGACGCAGCGCGGTAATCTCCGTGGTCAAAAGATCCGCCTGCTGGCTGCTCATCCGCTCTGTGGAGCTCCAGCTCAGCCCCAGCATAAAGGGCGGAATCCCGGTTTTTGCAACAATTTGTTCCAAAAGCTGGCGTACTGGGATTTCACTGTCCAAAATCGGCGCGTCGCCGCCGATGACCTGGATACCCACATCGCCTACCGCCACAAAATCCCGGACGCTGCCTCCCCGGGTATCGCGCATAGCCCGGCTCCACTCCTCCGCCAGCATCCGGCTTCGCTCCGCCGCGCTAACTCCGTCTCCACCGGAGCAGGTCACGGCAAACCGCACGTTTCCGCACCGCTCCCAATTGACGCCGATGGTGTGGTAAATCTTCATCAGCACATCGGCCAAAAACGGAAGAGACCGCAGCAAGGAAACCCCGTAGGGGCTGTTCGCCTCTGGATTCAGAGGCGTAAACAGCAGCAGCTCCTGGCAGGGGAGCTCCGTCATTCTTCCGCACTCGTCAGGTCCGCAGAGGGTAAAGTCCAGAGGGCTGATGCCCTCTTTGATTTCAATGTCCTCCACCCGCCCGCACAGCAGCGCCGCGATATCCCGGTTCCCCAGCGCTGGCACAATCTCTCCCACCGCCTGTCCACAGGTTAGCATGGAGTCCAGGTAACAGTCCAAAAAGGCGTTCATTCCAAATTGGCCCCGGCCCACAGGCACGGTCCGCAGGAACTCCGCCAGCGCGGCTTCGGCAACGCTGTCACTGCAGCGGACCGTCACCCCGCCCGCCATGCGGATAAGTTTGTAAATCGCGGCGTCCACCACCGGCACCGCCTCCCGCACAGCCCGGTACAGCCGCGCCTCCCCCCGCCCTAGGGGCACATACTCCCGCAGCACGCCGAAGGGGTGTCTCTCCCCGCTTCGCAGCTGCACGGAAGGCGGTGCCTCCCGCTGTTTCCGCCAGTTCCGCATCTCTCTCCTCCTCATCTCCGCTCCACAGCCACCGCCGCGAAGCCTCTTTCCTCCTCGTGGGTCAGATCCATGGCAAAATACCGCATTTCATCCATGGCGTGGTCATGCTCCTTTCTGGGGGCATCTCCCCCACTCCGTTCATCCCAGCAGTAAAGGGCCATCTCCCGTAGACAGTCCCGGCATTCCCTGCAGATTTGGAGCCGCCCGCTCCGCAAACAGTCCGCTGTCACCCGAATCCCATCCGTTACGGTGTTGTCCGCCTTCACCACACGGAAGCCCCGGCGGCGCAGCAGTTCGATAAAGCTGGCTGCCGACGGGTCGACAATCACCCTCTGAATGACCCTCCCTGCCGCCAGACGTTCCAGATCCTCTGCATACTCCGCGTCGGTTTTTTGACATCCAGTCTGGTGAGAGTCGTAGTAAAATTCCTCCGTCCGGTACCAGACTCCATCCTTTTGCCCCCACAGGCCAAAGGAGGCAGGGTTGGATGTGCCGTAGTCCACGGAGATTCTCCAGGGTCCCGTCATGTCTGATGGCAGTGGTGCCGCGTCCCGCTCTGAGTCAAAGAAATCGTAGATCAGCCCCTGGGCCGCCGTCCACTCTCCCCGCACGAACCGCCGGTAAAAGACTCCGGAGTAAGACCTCTCATACCGCTCCCGGATTTCCGGGGAGAGGGCGGGATTGTCCGCCATGGTAAAGTGCAGCCGCAGCGCCCGCCGCTCTTCGGCGCGCAGCACCCACTCCTGGTAAAACCAGTGCTGCGGCCCTTCCGGGTTGCAGTTGAACCACAGCCGGCTCCCTGGCACGCTGCAGCGGGCAATGGCCTGCTCTACAAAGGAACGGGGCATGAGGGCTGTCTCGTCCAGCAGCACGCCCGCCAGCGTGCTGCCCTGGATTAGGGCGGCGCTGGATTCATCCCGCCCGCCGAAAAGCAAAAAACGGTTCTCATGGCCGTGAAAGCGCACTAGCAGCAGATGCTCCGACCGTCGTTCCCGCACCGTCATGCCGATCTGCCGGAGATAGGGAATCAGTTCCGCCAGAAGATTCCTCCGCAGTGAGCCGATGGTCTTGCCGCAAAGTCCAAACTGCCTGCCATGGAAGCTGTGGGCCGCCCACAGGAAAAAGGACAACCCCATGGAAAAGGTCTTGCCGCTTCTCACCGCTCCGTCACAGATGATCGCCTCCCAATGCGGATTTTTCCACCAGCTCATCACCCGGACCTGCTTGGGGGAAAAGCGCATGCCTTTATTCCCCATCCTCGTCCCCCAGCGCCCCAGCCACGGCCTCCAGAGCCTGATACAGCCCCTCTGCCCCGTCGCTGTCGCCCTGCTCCAGCAATCTGAATAGAGTTTCCAGTGCCCGAATCCGGTCCACAAGCTTGAGCTCCACACCCTTTTCTGTTACTTTCAGCTCTGACAATGCGGACAAATCCATCTGTGCCGGATTTGCTGTCTCTGGCCGCAGCGCCAGCTCCACGGCGTCGTTGACCCTGCCAAAGGCGATCCGTGCCAAATGGCGCAGCACATCCTCCCGCCTCAGCTGTCCCGCTGCGGCGCCGCGCATTCGTTCCATTCGCTTCTGAATGGATTTTCTCCCCAGCAGGGCCAGTCCGTCTCCCTGTCCTGTCGCTGCGGCTGCCTGTTCCGGGTCCATCGTTTCAAGATACACCCGACAAAACACCCTCTCATTCCAGTTCTTCTCCAT